CTGTGCAGTATCACTTGGTAAAGTGACATAGGCGACCCTTCATCGCCTCCTTATTCCCTTCCGCTGATTTCAGCAGGTGACCTTGATTGGTAGACATGGCTCTACCCAATCCGGCAGCACACACGGTGATTCGAACTCGATCATCGCGTCGTCGCTCATAGGCGCCAAAGAATTGGCTACAAGCGAAGAGAATTGCTTTCGGATTTGGTTGTGGGCGTGTGCATACGCGCGTCGAGGCTCGACAGGATCGTCGAGCTGTTCGCGTAGCGACCATGCATAACCATGATCAGTGGCCTGTTTCGCAATCGTCTGTACAGACTTTAGAAAATCAGGCCACGTCCGAGACGTCATTAGGGAACCAAGTTCCGACCACCGAACTACCTTGCCCGGTCGCAAACCATGTTTCGCCTTACGGCAGAACTTGAATGCGTCCAAAAGCGGGGGGGTCAATTCGGGGTGGGTTGAGAGCATTGCGGCAAGCTTACGCTGCGCTTTGGTGATTTCCACCGAACGCGTACGTGGCAAACCCAAACCTCCAAGCTCTAGCGGAATAAACCAGTTCAGCAGGGGTACGTTGAGATCTTTCCTATGATACTCAATAAACCATTCCATGCACTGATCTCGGATTCTGTCAGGTACGGAAGCCACGATCGCATCAGCGATACGTCCGGCAACCACGGGGAATGGTGAAAGATCCACACCCGACATCCTGTCATCCGTGACAACTGACTTGCCCTCATCAAAGACAAGTCCCAAGTTGACATATCCCGCCTCAATGAGCCTTCCGCGACGGATCGTGTAGAACCGACTGTTGATGGTGAAGAAATCTGGACTCGTGTAGTTCTTGCCGATTGACTCGACAAAACCAGCACGTCCGATGTTGGCCCTCCAATAACGTGCAAAACGTTTCGAAGAGGCAAACAAGATGTCATCGCCATTAACCAGGACGGCGGACCTCTGCCAACTAAGATCATCAGTTGGTAGAACACGGCCTGCTATCTCAATCGGTTTGAGACCCGGTTCGACAAGATCGTTGAACTCGTCGCGGATACAAAGGTAAGTTGCCAAATTCGCAATGCAGAGAATGGGAAAGGAGAGAATCGAGCCCATAAGCTGTCCGTTCTCCTGTGTGACCGGGTCGGGTCCGATCGGGATGTGGGTTTGTACACCACGTTCGATCTGCTCAGACTTCACATAGTCGAGAGAGGAATCGTAGCGGATCTTGCCACCTGGCATGAGCGAGAAGAAGCCCATGTCATACAGCGGATCCCCAGGACCGATACCCAACACCTCCATAATCTGCATGAAAATCGCCAGCGTCAAGCGAACATCAAGCCGATCCGTGGCACCCTTATAGTCTCCTGAGACAAAACATTCATCAAGATTATACATCTTGTACCACTTTCTTTCAAAGAGAAGTGGGTCAATGTCTGTCTCCTCAAGAGGACGACCAGTGAGGGCAAACTGTCGATGAGCAGCCAAACTCTTTTGCAAGTACTTCTGCAATGGTTTCAAGTGGTAATAAAGATCACCGTCACCGACCGTAATAGGTCGTGTCTTCAGTGCTTCTTGAACCACCTTGACTTGGAATTCCCATTCGGGAAGATCGGAATTCTCCGAAAACCAAGCCTCCATTGCTACTCGTGCCTTTGCATGTTGAGATTGACCGCCCCGTAACCAATCCTCCTTGAGAATGGGGGCCCGATCGTCCACGTGAATCCGAAAATCCACGTGACCAGAAAGGTCCACACCCATACTCACATCGACGGACGGTTCGACAGTGCCAAAGTTTCGGAAGATTTCCGCCTTGTGCCGCAACCAACCACGCTCTCCACCCATCGCACGCGGATACCGTAAACAGGACGATGCAGATGCCAGTGAAAGGTCAACCTCACGTGAGAAGTAATTTTTACGCTGATCGAAGATGTCAGCAACTATCTCACGGGCTTTCGCAACAATGGCAGCGTCGACGGTCCCACTCGGCTTCTGTGACAATGTCTTCGCATGACCACGCAAATCTTCAAGAGTTTCCATCATACTCAGCTTGGGTAAACCTTGCTTACTTCGTAGGAAACTGGCCGCAACGTTAATCCGAACCTCATCTCTGAGTTTGGACTTCTTCGTTGTAGTGCCAAGATAGCGTGTCTGCGCACGACGAGCGTCACCGCCAAGAATGAAACCATCCTTGTCCAGTACGGTCGCACCGCGTTCCGGTGGTCTTTCGCCCATGGCATGGCAGCAGATCCAATTCGTGTGGTACTTCCAGTTCACACTCGCTGTTCGAGACAGCGACAGAACAAAGTACTTTGCAACACACGGACGAATCTCGTTCCACGTGACCTCATGAAAACTGTGATAGAGAATCCAGATGATACGAGCCAGTCGATCGCAAAACCGACTAGCTTCATCAACCGTCTCCACAAACCACAATTTCGTGTCAGTGTTACGTTGCCAGCGCAGGCTGAAAGGTTCCTCTCTGATTCGTTTCAGAGGGTCGTAGCCTAGCTGCTCTAGAGTTGGTAGTGACTCGATCTGATACTCACGCATCAGTCGCACTCTCAAATCTTCGTAGACAGCCAGCGGGGTTTCAAGCGCCTCCACCGCATGGCGCTTGAACCGTGTGAGCATCCGGCCAAGCTGCTCACACCAGGGAAAGCTGATAGATTTCCCACCAGCAATCGCATCAGGGGTTCCTCCTGATGCTGTCGAAGTCACCTGGACGCTAGACGAGTTGTTGCTGTTCGTGTTCGTCGTATTCAAACTCCGAATTACACAACACAGACACACAACCCGCCTGCCAAAGCAATCTCGTTCAAATTGATTTTTGTACCGCTTATGACCACGATCGACGTTGAGCGCAAAATCAAGCAGCATAGCTTGCATATACGCATCAACATCTGTGCACGGGTACACCTTCCGGTTCCAATCGGAAAGTGCCGCACACGCATCGTGCCAATCATCAGTGAGTTCACAAATTGAACAGTAACCTCTTTGGCGTTCCAGGATGACTCCAACCGGCAAAACGTGGATCGCAGCGAATCTTCGCTCCCCACGTTCCATCACCTCCACCACGCTGACCATTTCAGGTCGCAGCGTCTCATTCCGTAGATATGAGATGAGCACTTGGCTTGCAGCCCCCATTGAAGGGTTCGCACCAGTTGCCCCGCCAGCTAAATCGCTGGTCCGTGTTGCGTGGACGGCGGGTACAGCGCTTGCCTTAGCAGCTGTTCCGCAGGTGGAAATGTATAAACCGTTTGGCTTCG